TAAATGCACCATTAGCATACAATGAAGCTGAATTTGAAATTGCGTGTGGAGTATTAGCTCTTATAAATGATGCATTGGCTTGAATAAATGCACCATTAGCATAGATTGCAGATGAATTTGCAATTGCATCTGGCGTGTTTGCTCTAAAAAATGCTGCATTGGCTTGTGTAAATGCAGCATTAGCATAAATGGATGCAGAATTAGATACGTGATTTGGTGTATTCGCAACCAAAAATGCTGCATTAGATTGTATAAATGCACCATTAGCATATAAGGCTGCGGAATTTGCTACATGGTTTGGTGTATTCGCAGCCAAAAATGCTGCGTTGGCTTGTATAAATGCACCATTAGCATAGATTGCAGATGAATTTGCTACATGATTTGGTGTATTCGCAGCCAAAAATGCTGCGTTTGCATGAACAAAAGAACTGTTTGCATAAGAACCTGTGCCGGTATCTGAAACTATTCTGGAAATTACATTACCTAAGGTAAATTGAACTGTGGTAGATGTAGATTTATCCACACCTAACAGTATGGTATTTGCCGTGTTGGCATCCAAAGTAGTTTTTTCAATTAACTGTGTTATTTTTACTGTTGACATTGTTTACCCCAAAATTAGTTCTTCGCCGCTCTCTGTTATTAATTGATTTTCATCTTCTGTAATTATATACGGCACATAAATTTGTCCAACAGGACCGTAAATGTGAATTTGTTCATTTGATACATAACTATTTGCCAAGAATGTTCTGTTGACTGACAAATAGGAATTGGAAACATTTGACGATAGTGTTGAAGAAAGTATAATTCTGTTATTCGTATAATCAACCCAAGATACCAATTTACTGGTGTTATTATCAACCAAAATTGTATCACCAACATATACAATATCTTTGATAGGATAACTTGTATTGCTGTATCTTCCGTTGTTGATTACATTATATGAATTTGTAATAGATTTAATATTTATTATATTACTTGATGCATTTCCAGAAACAACTGCAACATTTGAATAGGTCAACCAAACATTACTTGAAATTGTTACAGTATTGCTGGCTCCGTCCACCGATACCACATCAGACCTTACATTTGGTCCATTTGTTGCAACAATTGAAATGATACTTTGACCTGGGAAAATGAATGATTCTAAATTTGCACCCGCCAAGCCTTGGAATTCAATAATATTATTACTCTTGTTGGTAAAATCCGCATACATGTGAGCATGTGAACCAGGATAACCAGTATGATAACTTAATGGTTGACCTTGATATATCGCCTCATGGAAATCAATAAAGTAATCTGTATTTGCCTTGAGTGCATATCTTCCAAGAACTTTCATACCAGCTGGGTGTAAAAGCTTGAATAATATATCACGATATTTTTCAATTTCTTTTTCAACTGTAATGATGTAAGTGTAATTATTATAAATTTCACTTTGTAAAACATCATAAGAACTTGGATGTCCTTTGGTATTTAAATATTGACCTTGACTTATGACTAATCCATTCAAGAAAGATGCTGAAGCTTTAGCTGATCCGTCACCATATGTTTTGATACCATTAGTATTGTAGTGTGATGTAACTGCTGTATTAGCAGGTAACATAGTTATATTTTTATCAATCAATAGAGGTGCAGCTGTGTTTGGTTTTGAAGTATAATTAAATACTTGCAAATTCCATATACTTTGTGATGCATTTGCGTTGTATACTAATGTGGATACAGAATTAACCGTTGCCTGATATGTGGCCACATTTAAATTTGCACCCTGATAAACAATATCACCTTTTTCCGGTAAATTTGATAGTGCAACATTCGATACAGCAATGTCTTGCACTCTTAAGGAAACATTTGGTGCTGATACATAATCTTCACCTGGATCTATAATATTAATTGTAGTGATTGATCCTGTTCTATTTGTAATTACAGAGAATGTTGCACCTAATCCTAAAATACCAGGAACATAAACGATTGCGTTTGCAGCGTTTGCATTTGCAGATTGAACTGATACACCAGGCAAATACTTCAATGAATAACCCAAACCACCTTTTGGATATCTGTAATTTATTGGACTGTTTACATATTCCACACGAAGTATACCACCGGTGTTACTTACCGATGTGACATTTGCATATGCACCGACTCCATCACCACCATGGAAAACAATTATGTCATTTGCTTGATAACCATGGCCACCATCAAGAACTTGAATTGGTGCCAATATACCCAATGTTGCTAAGTTAGCTGTTGCTGTTGTTTCAATTGTATATGTTGATTGTGCAGTAACAACTGGTATTTGTCTGATTCCACCGCCACCATTATTAACTATGACAGATGATATTGGATTGGTTTCGAATGCTCTAAAGTTGAGTGCATCATATAACGTTGTGTTTGCATTGGCTGTAACCATGTTTGCAAAATTATAATTTGCAGCACTCAATGTTATAGCTTGTTTTGGTGCTATAACATCAATCGGTATAAAGTTTACGTTTCCGGAAAGAATTGGATCAGGATTAACAGAACCTGTGGATAAAATTGCACCTGGAGCATTTGTTACTTTATATGTTGTATTGTATAATCTATAACCAAATCCACCATTGATAACATTAACACGTTCAATGGAACCTGTGGTTACATCACCAACTTCTGCGGTGGCTCCAATAGGATTGGCTGTGTTTGGATTTAAACCATTAAACAATATTACTGGATCACCAGTCTCATACAACAAACCTCTTCTATTTGGATCAATTTTAACTTGGTTTACTTGTCCAATAATTTTTGCACTAAGTGGTTGTCCATTAAAAAGAACATCTTGATTGTTATTATCAACAACTCTAACTGTTTCACCAGATTCGAATAATCTGGTCATATTAGAAATAAAAATATCAGTTTTATTTCCGGTTGCAACAGAGTTTTCTATTGTTGCAATCGTTTTTGATGTTTCACCAAACAATCTATAATTATCTACCAATAAGAAATTTGGATCAGAAGTGGCCAATCTAACACTTTTCGCAACATACCAAGAACCATCTGATGGTTTTAATAGTGCGTCTTTGGTATAAAAATAATCGAAATCGGAATTATATAATATTTTGAAAAGGAATTTATAGGATGCAGGCGTTCCTTTAGTTTGATATAATTGCCTTGCATACTTTACAGCTTGTTCTTCATCTATCAATATATCTTTTGGAAAATATTGTAAAAATTCATTTAAATAATAATCCATAAATTCATTTGTTGTCGTATCAATATCTTTGTATGACAACAAACTTTTGGATCTTTTAGTAATGTTATTGTTTTGTTCCAACCATTCATAATATGCTTCCAAAAACAATACAAAATTACTATAATCTGGATCGTCTTTGACAAATCCAGGCAGTTGAGAATCAATTAAGAGAGAGGTTTTTTTATTTCCAGGAATCATGTTGACTTGGGAATAATGTTAACAATTATAGAATTTGGATCAAAAGGATCAACAGTAATAATTCTATTATATGTGGAAGAAATAATTGTTGTAGTTGGATTTGCTGATAATGTTAACTGACCCAACTGGTTGTTTACATCAAATGGACTAAATGAATCTAAATTAACTATGCCCAAATTATAATCTACTGTTCCGGCATTACTATTAAAAACTTTTTTAACATTTTGATTATCATTGTAGTATGTTCTTAATGTTCCATATCTGCCTTCAAGTTGTGCAACGGCCGCACCTAGTTGTCCTGTTGTATCATTTGTTGAAGGTGTAATTTGAACTATTGCACTTGTATAGTTTGTGCCTTTATTTGTAACTACAATTTCTCTAATTGTTCCGTTGATGGATATTTGTGCCTCTGCGGTTGCGCCAGAACCATCACCTAAAATGGTAACTTTTGGTGCGGTTTGATAACTAAAACCGGGGTTAATTAAAGATATACTCTCCACACCACCGGTTGCATTTGGAACTTCTTCAAAATACAAACCATCTACAATCACACTAGGTGTTACCGGATCTCTAACTTTAATTGAAGGTGAACTATTAATACCACTTAAAAACAATCCTCTTTTTAATGGTACGCCATAGTGTAACTTATAACTTGTGGCCGAAGTTAATATTGGGAATATTTTTTTCTGAACTTGTACCGAAATTTCATTTGTAATGATAGATTGGTTGACGGCGGCAATAGTATTATTAAAATCTGTTATGTTAAATGTAGAATTAAATGTGTTTAAATTATTTGTGGCCGCCGTCATCATAGCTGCCTTAACTTGATCTCTTAATTGATTTGAAGTTAAATTTGTTTTCTTTGGATCATAAAATACATTTGCAGTTAATTGCAAATATGTGTAATCCGGATCTACAATTGTTGGTTGAACCGTCATAACAGACATGGGTTTCAACACATCATTTAATAATTTTTGTTTTTGTATAGAAGTTAAATTGTATGCACCGGATGGTTTCAATGCAACAAACACTTGGCCATAAACTGGAGGTTCATTTTCTTGTCCACCCCAAACACTTACCGCATCAAAAGAAACACCTAAATTATTTTGTTGCAATGCAGTAATGTAATCCTCTTTTGATACAGCTCTTTTTTGTGCGGCAAAGGTTTTTGGTGCTTGAAATTTTATTGAATCTATAGATTCTTTTTCTAGTCCTGTAGATGCAGCCTGTACCGATGAAACAACCACATTGGAAAAACCACCAATCGATTGAACATTTATGAAACTATTTGCACCAGCTGCCATAGTTCCATCAGTTACAATATAGGAGAAATTAACTATATTTCCATCTATTAGTTTTTTTCCTATAATTCCATCACCAAACCTAACTTTATATAATCCATCCACATCTTCTTCTAAGAAATAAACCTTGGAAGTTTCATCTAATACCAAAACATCATTTGATAATGTGTAGATATCGTAAGAGGTATTGCTTGATGATTGTTGAACAGTTACCAGTAAAGTTGAAGTATCAATATTTTCATTTGTTATTTCAAATACAGCATTTGGATTATTTGTTGTGTTGACTGTGTATGTTATAGATGTTGGAATACCTTGATATATTTCAACATTGGCAAAAAGTGCTTGATTATTTACCACACTTACAGTAGTTGCATCCGAAGTTACAAAATTATAATTTGTTCCATCAATTGATTCAGATAGAAAAGATGCATTTTTAGGTAAAGTTAATGAAGGGCTAGTAACTTGATTGACTCTAACATTAATTGTGGCTTGTGGTGCTCTCGCTGATTTTGGTGTGTAATTTAAAGCTTTTGCATGAGAAACGACAGAACTTCTTAATAAAGCAGTGTCTAAAAACATTTCATTAGCCACCATGTTCAAATAATAAGCATTGTATTGTGTATTATATGCCAAAACATCCAATAGAACAGAAAGTGCTGAACCTTCATAATTGTAGTCTTTAAGTATATCTTGTGATTTCAGAAAAGTCTTTAAATTGTTCTTGATTGTATCAAAATCCAATTCTGCAATCTGAATTTGAGAATTTGCACCTGCCATTTTATCTTAATCTCTCTAAAAGAATCGTTGTTGTTGTGGGAAGTGTAGCATTTTCCAAATAAAAAGTGATAGAAACTTCATATGCATTGTTGTCAATTCTTGGTCTCACTTCTATTTTTTGTAAAATGGCTCTAGGTTCATATGCAAAAATCATTGATTTTATTTCAGATTCTATAGCTGAAGCTGAGATAAATGAAACAGGTTCAAACAATAATGTGTTTAAATTACTACCCAAATCCGGATTAAAAAGTCTATCATAGTGACCGGTTCTAATCAAATTTCTAATTGACCTTGTTACGGCTTGAACATCATGGCTCAAAGCAACATCACCCGTCACTGGTTTTTTAGTGAAGGTAAAATCTATGTCGGAGTATAGTTTGTTTATCGTTAGTGCCATCTTTTTATTTATGCGTGAAAATAAAATCGCTTTTTTTATCTTTTGGTTTCGTTCCAAAAAAATTAGGGGCCGGAATCAAATTTTTCGAATTTTTATGTTGTAGTGTTTGCCAAATTTGCAGTCAATTCTGGAGTTCCTATGAAAGTGTTGATTAAAAAAGATTCACCTTGACCAATTTTATTAAATTGACTGACTTTATTATATCTTTCAACCACAGTTTTTGAGTTTTGAAAGAATGTATTATCTTGTGTCCTATAAGTGTCCATTAAAATAACGGAATTCACACAATTAGCTAAAGTACGAGCTTGCGATAGTGTTAAATTGGAATTATAGGTAGTATAACCTTCACCGTCAACATTTGAAGTTATGGTATTTGCAAAAATTTGCGTGTTTGAATAGTAACTATTTGCATAAATCGATAAGTTATTTCCAAAAAATAAACTTGTAAAACTACCCATCATTGGAGAATTATTTTGTATACCATCTGTTTGATTGGTAATATACATAACCATTTTTCCATAACCCACAGCAGTTTCATAATGTGGTTTTTCAAGTTCAAAATCTAAAGGAACGACATTCGACATTCTATTAGTGTGTATCATAAAATTGTTTGCAGTATTTGTCGAAATTTCATGGCTTACATTATAGATATAATTATAAAGAGTACCGGCAGCTGTATTCGCAAAAGTTATGGAAGGATAAAGAGAAATTGTATTGGCTGCATTCCATGCTTTTTGTGTGGCGGCCGCACAAGGATTTTTAAAATATGTTTCCGTTTGATTACTAATTAGGTCTTGTTCTTGCCAATCAGTCATCATTTGCGGCATCATCTCTAGTTGTGTTTGAACTTTAGGTGACAAGGTTTCAACACCACTATTTGCAACAGGATCATTTGTTGGAAAACCCAACATTGCATACACTCCACTCATTGTTTAATCTCCAAACCAGTAATTGGGGCCGATGTTGGACCCTTAAAAGCCATATGTGTGTGAACTTTTCTCAGAAGTTGATTTACAACATCAAAAGCCAAAACAGAAGAACAAACACCAAAAGTTCCTAATGGCGCATTTACCGATGCAAAAGATGTGATCGGACCTGCACAAATAACATTTAATGGTACTGCTGCTGGAATTCCAACAGATAATCCACCAGTCAAAGTTACAAATCCTAGTGGTCCCGCACTCATTCCTGTTCCCGCATCAACTCTTGTTGTTGAAGTCATTTTATCTGCTGTAACTTCTCCTGTCACATTTAAATCACCATTTATACGAACATAATCGGGTGTATTAATAACTAATTTACCCAACAAACCAGAACCAGCATTTATTCTCATATTACCAAAAGATGAAACCGTATGAATTCCTTCCACAATTTGTGTATAGTTGCCTTTAACGTATTGTTCTAAATCACCATCAACTTGATGTACCATGTTTCCTTGAACATGCATTTTCACATCACCATATACTTCAATTTGCAATTTTTTAGCTAAATTGCCGTCATCCACACCTATCCGTATATAATTGTCGCCTTCCACAATATGATAACCATCACGGACAATCTTATGAACCTCATCACCATTTGGATGCATTTCTAAAAAAGTATTTGAACCATGTTGCAAACGAATACGTTCACGGGTGGGTGTGTCATCCATCTCCAACGAATGTCCTGCTTTTGTGTGTGCAATGACATTATTGTATGGATATATTGGTTGGTAATCGGTATTAGCAGCTGATTCCGGCTCGGTCCAGGCGTCTACAAAACTTGGTTTTTCCATAATTTATTAGGGTGATTGTGAATTGGCCATTTTAGTAGCGACTGTATTGGCCGTTATTGAATTTGATGATGGTGTTGATGAATTTATATATGCAAGAACATTATTGGCGCTACCACCTAAGGCAGCTGCAGCACCACTTGGTAATTGACCAGAATTTACAACTAAACTTTGATCCAATGATTTTTTTACTGCCTCTTCTGCTGAAGTAAAAGATTTTGCAATACCATCAATTTGTTGACGGGTCAAATTTGAAATTTTATCTGGCGTACTTTTTATTTGGTTCGCCACCTGTTTTAATGAACCGGTAAATTGTTTTAAACAAGACAACAATAGATTTTTAATTTTTTCTGGTAAACTTTCTATCCATGAAATTAATTGTGCAATTTGTTGTGCAAAAAATACGTATTCCAATACAATTTCTAATTTTTCTGCAATATATTCAATTGTTTCTTGTATTTTTCTAAGTATATTTTTTCCGGTAGAAAAGTAGAAAGATAGTTGTCCAGATGGATCAAATCCAATGGCTTTCAATATTGCATCAATTGCTTCTCTAAACTGCCTTGCAGCATCTTGAACCAAATTTCTAAGTCTCTGTGCAGCTTTTAATTGTGAATTTCTTATGGCTTTTTGTATAGCACTAACAGGATTAATATTACCAAATAAATTGATATCTACATTGAAGATGAATTTGAAATCACAAACGTGTGCCGTCTGGCCATTCATAATCGCAATGGCTGAACCTGGCATATAACCTCTAGCTAATTGTGAGGTGGTTTGAACTCCTGGTTTATCTAATAATTTTGCATATAAAGAATTTGGTGGAAAAGTTTCTTTAATTTTTAAATTTAAAACTTCTATCTCACCAAGATTAACTGATTTTTCTGTTGTCATTTATCCCTCACCAATTAATTTATCTTGATCGGTTGGTGGTATACCTGGTAAAACACCCATCATAACTGGAAATTGTGCAGCTTGGCCATCAAAAAAGAAACCAACCACCCAATCACCAAGTTCTGGCGTTGAAAAACTGTTAGAATGATTAAGTGGCAATAATGGCATAGCCCACGGTAAATTTTCCACAGGAATTTTTATCTCGGCACTATCTGATCCGTCATCATGCCAACCAAAAATACGCACCTGGCATCGTCCTAGACCTAAAGGATCCATTCGGTTTTCTACTACACCGACCCACCAAATAAAGCCATCTTTACCTAAAAATCCACGGATCATATTGCTGGCACCTCATTATTAGAATAATCTTGTGTTGAACTATCTTTTGTTATTTCCAAAACAGACTGAAAAACACCTTGAGATTGAATAATATGTCTTACCGCCGTGACAAGATATTTACCAGAATAGTATCTATCCAAATTATTGGAATCTTCTGAATTTAAAGATTGTATTTTAAAATTAATTATTGATCCAGCAGTTAATTCCGTATCACCAGGTATTCTTATTTTGATTACAGTATAATTCGCCAATGATAATTGTGCCGTTCTATTTGTCACAGTTGTTTCTAGAAAAATATCTGGTGCTAAAGAACCAACACCTTCCGAAAGAGATTCTTTTCTTTGTTGATTTGCATTTGATACCCCTAATTTCAGAACACCGAGAGAAGAATCGGAATTTTTTTTACCCAATCTATTGGTTGAATTTGGAGCAGGATCACCACCATTTAATTTTGATCCACCATAATCAGAGTAATCAAAATCTTTTACCAATTTAGTTCTATTTAATGGATCAAGTGTTATTATTCGATTAGCAAAAGTTCCTGAATTTATATCTTTTAAGCTGTCAAAACCCCTAACAAATTGATAATCTATAACAGATGTAATTTTTTCTAAAAATGTTGAGGGTATATTTTTTAAATCATATCTATAAGTTTTTTCTGGTTCTTTTTTATATAATGTGCCAAGAGAACTGAAATTGAAGCCATTTTTTGTTTCATAAAATAACATATCGGCACCAGCATCTTTTGTCATTGAAGGTCTTGCATATGTTGACAACCAACTAATCGTTTCAAAAGGCTTTAATGTTGGTATATTAAAATTATAAATTCCAACACTTGGTTCAATAGTTAAATTATTTGAATTTGTTTTCAATTCGTTTGACATAATATCTTCAATCATTTCAGAAACAGTTTTTCCTTTAAATGATTTTGTAATTTTAGTTGATTCGGATAAAAGTAATTCTTCCGAACAAAAATGTAATTTTATATACTCACTTCGTAAATTTCCTATGGGTGTTCTATCTGGAACAGAATACAACCTAAACACTTTTTTGACTGCGTTTTCACCCTTTTCATTTTTACCAAATGCAATACTGATACTTTCTTTTCCACTTAATTCAAGTTTTTCAATAATTCCCTGACCATCTCTTAAAATAACGTAACCAGAAACCACAAAAGAATATAAATCTTCGTAATAAGATAATTCAACCAAAAGTCTACGAACATTAAAACTTCCCGAGGATGTTATAATTTCTAATTCATCTACACTTGCATCTTGTGGATAATATGCAAGTTCGTTTTCTGTATTACTCATCAATTATCTTCCAACTAATGTTCCCATTACGGTTTGTAATTGTTCTTCAACTATAGGTGCATATTCTTCTTTAATTACTTTTATATTTCTTTTTGATTCGTTCAAATTATATTCATATTGATAAACCGATTCAGCATGTTTAGTAGTGCTTATAGTAACCGTACTGGTTGGAAAAGTCACTGTTTGTGAAGATTCAATTAAATTATTATATTCTTCTTGGCCAATTTTAATTTTTCTCACTGTTGTTGTTCTTGATTGTGAATCATATTGTGTAATAATTTTTTCCCAATATTTAACTGTTGTATACGGATCAACAAAATTTTCGTCTATGTATTTTTCAAAATCTTTTGATGTAAGTGGCCAATCCCATTGAGGGTCCAACATTTCATTTGCAAACAATATTAACCAATAACGGTAACTGTTATCATAATATCTGTGTGCAATTATTTCAGGAGTTTCTCCGTCCTGTATGTCATAGGTATAAAATAGTAAAGGATTTTTTAACAAACTTTGTATCATTGATGCACGAGCCGTTAGGTTGATAAGGGTTTGTCTTTGTCCTTTATCATTTGTTCTTAACATTAAGGGTAAAGATTGAAAATATTTCATTTTTAGTATCCTGACTTAACCTCATTGCTATCAACAAGTTCAATTTCTTTAACTCTCATTTGCATTGTTGTTTGAACTGGTGCACCGTCAACATGTGCGGCCCATCCGTTTGGTGCGAAATTTACATCCACCGTTTCAACAACACATCTTTTAATTTTAGGAATATTTGAATTGATTGTATCTCCACTTTTAAATTCAATTTCAAAAATTGATGGTGGAGTGAAAAAGAATCCAGCAGCTCCTTTGTTTATTTCAGGTAAAGAGTGTTTTCTTAATTCAGTAATTATATTTTTTATAGAATTCGCTTCTTTTTGTGATCTTGGTGTAAAAGTAAAAGAAAAATCAAAAGTTCTAAAATCTATACCTTCAAATAATAATTGTTGTTGTGGATTTAAAACATAACCCAATCTGGAAGTTAATAGTCTGCTTAAACCTTCACCACCAACAGTAGATGTTATAGCTTTTGCAATTCTTCCAACCAAAGGCAAACTAGTATTTTCTGCGGCTTTAGCGACACTCAAATTATCATATTGAGCATTTGTTGTAAAATTAATGGTGTCTGGCATGTATAAAGCGATTGTGGCTACAGGATTGCTTCTGGTTTTTGAATTAAAATTTGTAAATCCACCTCTTGTATATTCATCCTTCATTTTTGATGTTAAACTGGTTGCTTTTTCCACCACAGCATCTAAACTACCCATTTCATTATAGGCACCTAAGTCTGGCGTATTGGTAACTCTTTCTCCACCAATATTTTCAAAAAAAGGAACAATTTCATATATTTTAAAAATGATTGAATGTTTTCTATGTTCTTGGCTTAAATCCATAGGATAAGTAAGAAGGCTTGGAGGAGAAAATTTGTTTTGATACAGTTTTTGAGCTGGTCCAATAATAGGATCATTTACCAAATCGGTAGGCTGTCCTCCGTAAATCGTTGTGGCCATTTATTGTCCTTGAAATAACATACATAATATTTATATGGCTTACCAAGGAATTTTTAGACCAAGACATCCTCAAAAATACGTTGGGGACCACAAAAACATCATTTATCGCTCTTCATGGGAATGTAGAGTGATGAATTGGCTCGACAAAAATCCAGATATTTTATCATGGGCATCTGAAGAATTAACTGTACCATACATATCACCCGTTGATGGTCGTTGGCACCGTTATTTTCCAGATTTTTTGGTCAAAGTTAAATCTAGAGATGGCAAAATCAAAACCATGATGATTGAAGTCAAACCTAAAAAACAGACCATGGAACCCGAAAAAAAGAAAAGAATAACTAAACAATATTTAAACGAGGTTGTGACCTGGGGTGTGAATCAGGCCAAATGGAAGGCTGCATCGGAATATTGTTTGGACAGAGGATGGGATTTCAAAATACTGACTGAAGAACATCTAGGACTATAACATAAATATTGTAATGGCTACAAAACCCTCTATACTTACCAAAATTAATGAAGAAAAGAAACAGACTGATGTAAAAGACATGAGTTTGGATTCTTTCCGTTGGTTACAAAAGAAGATGAATCAATTACGTTCATCTCCTGCTTTGTCACAACCTATTGTTAGAGAAAGAAATCGATACGTCAGACCTTTGCTAAGCGCTGCAAATCCAAGGCAAAACCCACAAAGAAACAAATTCTTGATTGGTGGTATGTATTTCTTTTTATATGATCCATTAGGTAAAAATGACTTGCCGTATTATGATAGATTTCCTTTGATTATACCACTACAAATGGAATCTGGTGGTTTTTTGGGTTTAAATATACACTATCTACCTATGAAATATAGAATTTATTTTATGCGTAAATTGATGGCCAGAGCCATTTATGATGAGAATGAAGAACCTTACAGATTTCGTATAACATATGAAATTTTAAATGCTTCTAAAAAATTAAAAGAATTTAGACCTTGTGTTAAAAAATACCTTTTTTCGCACATGAAATCTAAAATAATACAAATTCAACCAGAAGAATGGGATGTAGCAATCACACTTCCCGTTCATCAATTTAAAAAAGATAGGCCATCGACTGTTTGGGAAGATTCGATGGAACAAATAAGGAATTCATAAATGCCAGCATCAATAGATAGATTTCTAAGTGCTTTTAGGTCCAAAGATTTTTCAACACCCAAAAGGTTTGAAGCCAGAATCTTTTTTCCACAAAATAATGATTTTGAAGTACCGCCAGAAAATGGCTATGAAACCATCACTTTGCGTTGTGAAACCGCTGAATTGCCAGCCAGAACTCTTGCAACAACAGAACAAAAAATATATGGACCTATTGAAAAGTTTCCTTATTTAACAACATATAATGATCTGGATTTAACATTTATATTAGATGGAGAGATGACTCAGAAAAAAATATTTGACGATTGGTTGAGTTTAATTAATCCACAAACATCATATGATTTTAATTATAAAGAAGATTATGTTGGTGATATAGAAATAAGCCAATATGATCAAATGAATGAAGAAACTTATAGAGTAATGTTTAATGAAATATATCCGATTTCTGTAGGACAACTAGGATTAGATTGGAATGCCGAAGGTTATCACAAATTAACAGTTACTTTTGCTTATACTAGTTGGATTAGATTGATTTAAAATAATGAGGAGTTATTATGCCTTTACCAAAACTTGAATTGCCTTCATATGAAATTGAATTGCCTTTAAGTAAGAAAAAACTAAAATACAGACCATTTGTTGTTAAAGAACAAAAAAATCTTTTAATGGCCATGGAATCTGGTGATGCCGACAGTATTCAAAATGTGGTAAGAGATATACTTGAAGTTTGCACCTTAACCAAAGATATTAACTTTGATGAAATGCCTATACTTGATGTGGAATATTTCTTTATCAATTTAAGAGCCAAATCTGTTGGTGAAGTTGTTGAATCAAAATATCGTTGTAATAATATAGTTGAAGATAAGTTATGCAATAATATTATGGAAACAAAAATTGATTTGACTGAAATTAAAATTGATAGAGATGAAGATATTAATCCTGAAATTCAATTGACAGAAAACTTGATATTGAAGATGAAATATCCAGAATTTGGTTTAATTAAAAATTCCATACAGTTAGACAATATTACTGAAGTAACATTTAATATGATAGCAAATTCAATTGAATACATTTATGATGGTGAACAGTTTTATTATGCAAAAGAACAAACACAAGAAGAATTATTGCAATTTGTGGAACAATTAAATCAACAACAATTTAGTAAAATTGAAAATTTTTTGGAACATCTACCAAAATTAAAAAAAGATGTTAAATTAAAATGTTCCAAATGTCAATTTGAACATGAAATGAATGTTGAAGGACTCGAAAGTTTTTTCGGGTTTTAATTTGTTATGATACTTTAAGAAACTATTATCAAACTAACTTTTCTTTGATGCAACACCATAAGTATAGTTTGAGTGAATTGGAAGATATGTTACCGTGGGAGCGTGACATTTATGTAACAATGTTGATACAATATCTTGATGAAGAAAACCAAAAATTAAAAGAACGACAAAAACGATAAATGATTGAGCTTCAAGAATCAACCAAAATAAACACCGGTAAAATACTGGATGGTTTCAGTCGCATGATGAATCGTAACCAAGAAGAAATTTCTGGTGAGGAAGCTGGAAAACAGCTTTCACCAAAAATTCTTGGTAACATTTATAATTTAATGGTCAGAATCGAAAATGATAAAGACCGAGATTATCAAAGAAAAGACAAAACGCAAATACAAATAGAACAAAAAGAAGAAGATCGTCATAAACAAATTATGAAAGCTTTTTCTTTAAAAAGATTTGTTGCCAAGAAAAAAGAAATAGATGATAAACAGAAAAAAGACGATCAACCAAAAATTGATAAATTAAAAAAACAAAAAAATAAAAAAACGCAAACAACTACACAACCCGAAACAACACCAAAAACAACTACAACAACACAAACTACTCCGGTTCCAAAAAATACCACCACTCAAACAACTCCAACGCCTCAAACTGCACCACAAACAACTTTACCAACTCAAGCACCGGTGACTCAGACACCGGCGCCAGTAATAACACCAAAAACAGCAACACAGCTACCACCAAAAACAACCACAACGGCGCCGCCAGTCATACCTAAGCCTGTTACACCAACAGCAGAAAAAATTGTAGGTGGTGGTTTACTTGCCGCTGCATCACTTTCAGTTCGTGGTGAAACCGGAGTAAAAGACCTAAAATCCGTTAGTGCCGATGTTAAAAAAGTAGGTCAGGTCGTAGATAATGATCCAAAACCTGGTGTTAAATCATACGGTGTTTTTGGTATTAATTCACAAGGTTCTGTTCAAACCTTTATTAAAGAAAATCCACAATTTAATTTGATTGGAAATCCTGGTTCAAAAGAATTTGATGATAGTTGGAAAAGTGTTGCTGCGGAAAAAACTAAAGAGTTTTATGAAGCACAAATAAAATGGTATGAAAAATATGTTTATGATCCATTAAAAAAGGATATGAAGAAATTGTTGCCAAGTGAGTTGGCTTCAAATGACAAAGTTTTGACATACATGGCAGATAGAAGAAACCAAGTTGGTACAGTTATGGAAGAAAGTGCCATAAAATATTCTATTTCCGCAAAAACTCCTGAAGAATTCATTACAAAAATAGCAGAACATGATATATCTGATGAAAACATTAAGAAAATGTTTCCAACATATTTACAAACTCATGGTGAAAGTAGAATCAAAGGGTTACAAAACCGTGTAGAAATGAGAAGAAAACTTTCTCTGGAAGTCGAACCATCAAGTGGTCAGACAATAGATAATACATCTAAAGAAAATACAGATATGAAAAAAGATTTGAGTCAAACACAACCAATGCAACAGATAATTAATAATTTGCAAGTTAATCAGACACAAACTACTGGTGAATATAGAAACAATAAAGTTAACGACAATCCTCCATTTATTGAAAAAAGGTATAACGGATGAAGAATATGGAATACCAAACAGCCAGTAGAATTAGAAAAACTGGCTGGGCTGATATATTTGCGGATCAACTATCTGATCCAAAGCAAACTATTACCGGCGCAATAAAAAAGACATTTTCTTTAAAAACTCTGGCTTTCGAAAAAGGTATCAAACAAAAATTTGATCCACTTAATGTTGCCAAATTTTTGACCGGCGGTTCTTCTTTAGGTCCTGCTTTGCTTGGAAAATTAACAGGTCGTTCCGCAAGAGATATTCAATTCTTTACTGGTCGTTATAGACCAATTCGTTCTTATGATACAGTATCAAAATTAAAACCAATAACAGCTACTGAACCTCTAACAAAAGTTGGTGGTGATCAAAGTGGTATGTTGAATAAAATTTATCAATTATTAAGAGAATCACAATTCAAAGATACAAAAAGAAGAAACAAAGAAATAAACTTTTTGGAAGAAAAAGAACTTGAAGATAAAAAACGACATGATGAATTTATGGAAGAATTGAAAAAGTTTTTAAATGTACCTTCAATTCTTATCTTTGATAAGAAACAACAACAAGAAAAGGGTTTATTTGATAGTATTTGGGATAAAATTAAAGACCTTTGGCCTGCAGGTATTGGTGGGGTACCCGGAAAAACAAATCCTAAAACACCTGGACCCGAACCAATAAAACCAGGTGGAACACCAAAAACAACACCAACACCACCAGAACCACCAAAAGGTGCTGAAAAAGCATCTACAATGAAAAGCACTTTGAAAGCTTTATTGCCTTGGGTTGGCCCAACTATTGTTGCAGCTGGTCTTGATTTCGCAATCGAGGAGACAGCCAAATACAAAGAAGAACTGGAAGCAAATCCATTTGATCCTAAATTTGATAATATTCCTTATGCACAAGTGTTGCGAGGTGAAAAAGAAACAGTAGGTAAAGCTGGTGCTGAAAATAGAAAAGAAACCTTTACCAAAATGCGTAGAGGTGATGTTGAAGAAATTCTTAAAACTTTAAATGCAATAGAAATATTCAATGCATATGGTGTATATAAACAAGATTTACAGGATTGGTTAGATAAAAATCCAGAACCATCTGCAATGATAAGTTTGAAGATGCAACCTTTACCTGAAGGTCCAACAGAAGAAGAATTAACAGCTAAAAGACTTGCTGAAGAAGATAGAGAAAAATTAATTCAAGAAGGAACTAAAGCCGTTTACATTGCACCAAAATCGGGAATTAGAAAAAAGAAAGCACAACCAGTATCTACAACAACTACGGTACCTAGTGTCGAGAAATCGCAAAGAATGGTTCAAGCTGTAAAGGAAAATTCTCAATTGAATTTACCTAAACCACAAGATGATGTTCAAACAATGATTAATAATATTTCAAACAACATGAATTCTGCCGCAACACCTATAATAAAATTAACTGAAGTTGCTGTTAGAAATACGGAAGAAACATTTAGAAGATTAATTATTGATAATACCCGTGTCGTATAAACAAAAAACCCCGCACTAGGCGGGGTTGAAACAAAGGTCTTTTTGTTTATTCTTCAGCCAACTTTGAGAAGTAAGCCATATCATCATCTTCAGGTGCATCCCAAGGCGGACTATCATCACTAACAGTTTTCTTAGGTTGTGCTTTCATTTGTTCAACAGTTGTTTTTGGTGCGGCAGTTTCACCATTCAAACCAAGAACTTTATCAAGGCGTGTTTTCAAAGCATCATATGTTTTGAATTCTTTTTCAGACACAAGATCCTGCAAAGACATTTCTGATTTCCAAATCTTTTCGAGTTGCTCATCATCATTAGATAGAGGCGTTGAAGATTCGAATTCTGATTTATCATAATTTTGATAACCAGCCACTTTAGTAATCTTCAACTTAAAGTTTGCACCTTTCCACATATCAAACGGATTGATAGGTGTTTCATCTTCAAACTGAGGATTCATTGCCTCAGTAATCTTATCAAAAATCTTGGCACCAAACTTGAACAATTTAACTGTTCCGTTGTTTTCTGGATGCTTAGGATCATTAACAATATAGATGTTGGCAATGTAAGAAAGTTTACGCTTTTGTTTTTTTACAATTTCTTTATTGGCTTCAATACCAGAGTTCCACAATTTACTATTGTGTTCACAAACTGGACATTGCTGATTCTTGGTTGTCAAACAATTGTCAATCAACCAACCGCCAGGTCCCTGAAAACCATGAGAGAAGATTTTGACCCAAGGTAGGCCATCATCACCATCTTGTGGAGGTGCGGGAAGGAATCGGATAGTTGCCATGCCGTTGCCTGCTTTATCAACTTCTGGTCGCCAGAAATTTTCTTTACCAGATGCGGCCTCAGAACTAGTGTTGAGAGCTTCGATGGCTTTTGCGAGTTTGTCGTAATTACCGGACTGTTTTTTGAGATTAGAGAAGTCTGTCATATATTACCTTTCGTATAGACGGAGTATTAACGGAATGTAAGCGTATTATCCACATTATGCATCATATATGTATATTTATCCATCTTAAACATACAAATTTGTTTGATTAATGGTAGAAAACGCATTGTTGTGCCAGATGGCAAAGCCACCGGCTTTATGCCAATCTTGAATAACACTTAGTGTATCATCAATGATTAATGCATCAGGTGTGGCATACTTGTATTTGAACCTTTTACCAGCTACAAAGTTTGGTTTCCAAGTAACGCCATATTCATTTAACCATTTCATTTTTTGTTCTGAAATAGTATCGTATGTTTCTTCATATCCTGTTGAAGATAAAATTTCTTTCGGCACTTCAATTGAATCTAAAAAACTTTTTAATACATAAAAATCTTCCATTGGTTCAAGTGTTGCAAACTGGCCAGTTTTAATAAATTCTTTGAAATTTGGCCTGAATGAAGATTTTTTGTCTCTGTCTTTGATATTACCATACAATTCTTTGTATCGTTTCTCAAAGTCGCACAGGACACCATCCATGTCAACATAGATTTTAGATACTCTAGGCGTTTTCATGTATGTTATCTTTCAAAATACCTTTTAGTTTTGGTTTATCATAATTTAAAAACGGTGTATATTTTTCAATTTTTAATTTCCAGTTTGGCCAAATAATATCATCTTGTATTTTTCTTTCCCACATTGGAAAGAAACCCATCAGGTCATTTAAAATTGCCACCGTTTCAATCATTATATCACCTTGCATTAAACAAGTCAATAGATATGGATGGTTACCATTATCTACATACAGGAAATTACCTGATGATTCAAAAAGGAGTATTATATCTTGCTCGAAACGGTATGTCAAGCTCTCATTTCTTTTTTGCCACTTCTTAAAATTTTCTTCACCTTCTGGCCCCATGATATCACCGATCCATTTGATATCGGTTTCTAGTATGTTGGCAATATAGAAGTTTTTGAGTTGTTCAAGATTGTATTTACGTGACAACTTATAGAAAGAGTATTTGTCTTTCCTTTTCATAAATGAATTTTCACTTATGTTTGTTGTTCCGTGGTATTTGAAATAATCATAAGAAGGAGAACTAAAATGTAGTTTTAACGCATTATACAAAGCAAATGCGGAATATCCGTTTCGCTCTTGAAATGTAAAACTCATAATTTAAATCGGTAGTTTTGATGACTTCTTCAATAAATTTAATTCTTCAGCTTCACCACGAATTTTAGATTTCAAAGCATTTGAAATTAAACTAGATGCAACATCTATTTCCATACCAGTTTTTTCACAATAACTTACAATTGCATCCATAATTGAACATTTTTCATTATAAGCCAATTCAACAATTTTTTCGCTGAATTCTTGAATTTCACTTTTTGTAGCCATTATTTCTTCACATTCAAACCATAGGTGATGCAAGTAGCTGTAGGATTAATTTCATATGCACACTTCACAGAAAGTGGATCAACACCTTTAGCAATTGCTGCTTCAATATTTTTAGCCATGTTATTACGATCATTGATATAATTAAATGATACGGAAATAATTCCGGTCATTGCAATAATCATAATACAAACTATAATTGTAACAAATGTAGAAGAATAATTGCTCATTTTAGTAGAACTCTCTGTTGCGGTCAATTTCGTCACCTTTTCTTTTGTAAAAAATATGTCGGCCAATTTGGTCAACTTTGTCCAATTTCCAACCCGGTCTAACATAGTCGGCATGATAGTAAGTCGCTCCTTTGGTTACATCGGTCATTCGTTCATAATTAATAACCATATGTGTTGCTAACTCACGAATATCATTATACAACTTTGTGTCCCTGATTGTCAAGCGTTTTGCCACGGTTTGTGGTTCACAATACCAAGAGAACTGACATGTACCACCCGTCTTTTGATAAACAACATCACAAATGTTGTCGGCATAATTGCCTGTTTGAACTCGGTTAATTGTTACGAAAGCTACAGCCTTTTTACCATCTAGTGGTTCGTGTGCAGCCTCAAAATAAATATTATCTGCCAAGCAAGTCACCTGTTTTTGAGCATCTCTGGTCAAAGAGTGATATGTTGCTTTAAAAGGAAGTATCCTGTATAAATTCACATTAACCATGTTAAGTGACAGGATGATGGCAGAGAATAACATTGTAAGTAGTATTGGTTTACTACGCATTGTTTTCCTTTGTTGATTGAGGTGGTTTTGAAGGGAACCACCTAAAAACCCAGGGTAAGTAGATTAGAAACCTACTTTTACTCCAGCAGCCATGATGTTACCATTAAATGATTTAACATCCTTTTGACCCATTTGATGGTCAACAGAGGCGACAAAATTCATATTCTTGGCAAGAGCAACAGATGCACCAACACCAACGGTTGCAGCATAACCATCATTACCTGTCTTGTTGTTCAAGTATGCGCCACCAACACGGCCTGTTACGCCGACTGGTCCCAAACTTGCTACTTGCTTATCTAAAACCAAAGACCAACGGGTTTGGTCATTTTTTTCACGAGCAAAACGGCTAACACCGGCAGTAACGCCAATATCACCCATTTTTTGGCCAACAGTAACACCTGCACCATAACGATTAGCTCCAGAGGTTGATTCAACGCCGTTGATGCCAACTTCCAAAGCACTTGCAGACAAAGATACTGCTGCCAATGCGGCTAATGCGATTTTCTTCATTTAAACTCCTAGTTGTTGAACATAGTGGTGATTGATTCTGTTACGAGGTACAATCACCAAAACCCTAGGTGCCTTTACTTAGGCAGCCAATGCGAACTTTTCATCGTTTGCATTTATCTTGATTTACTTTTAGCGACTCTCTGTGTCGAGTTGTCCACTTCTATACTAGTTGCCCAATCGAAACCATGACTGGCCCAT